ACTGGTCTTTCAGTCGGAGTTATGGTCAATGCAGCAAAGCCTAAGAATGGCGTGCTATATGTAACGAGTGCTGACCTGCTCGAAGTAAGTTTGGTACAAGCAGCGGCATTCAAGTCTGCGGCAGTAACCGATATAGCGGCATCAGAAGATGAAGTCGCTGAACCTACCCAACCAACAGAAAGCGAGACAGTCGTGGAAGAAACCACAGCAGTCGAAGCAACACCTACAGTTGAGGCTGCCGCAGTTGAAGCTGCTCGCCCTACTGTCACAGCAATGGCTTACACAAAGCCACGCATTGAAATCACAGCTGCAAAGTACGCAGAAAACTCAATTCGCGCAGCACTTGGCGATGAGTCAGCTCGTCAATACATCGCAGCAGCAGACAACACAACAGACAACGCTGGTCTAGTACCAACTCGTCAACTTAACGAAATCATTAACCCACTTGGAACAACAATTCGCCCATCGATCGATGCGATCTCACGCGGAGTTCTTCCAGATGCCGGCATGACTTTCGAGATCCCAAAGATCACACAGATGCCAGCAGTCGGCGAAGTTGCAGAAGATGCAGCATTCACAGACACAGATCAGAACTCAGCGTTCTTGTCAGTATCAGTCAAGAAGTACGCCGGACAACAGACATTCTCTGTCGAATTGCTTGATCGTACATCTCCTGCATTCTTTGACGAACTCGTTCGTAACATGGCAGCAGCCTACGCAAAGACAACTAACTCAGCAGTTAATGCAGCGTTGATCTCAGGTGCATCACTAGATGCAACAACAGTTACAACATACCCAACAGCAGCAGAACTTCTCGGCATTGTTGCTCGCGGATCAGCTTCTGTCTATGGCGCAACAGCAGGACTTGCAAACCCATTCGCTCGCAACATGGTTGTAAGCACAGGTCAATGGTCAAACATCATGTCTCTTAACGATGCAGGTCGCCCAATTTACACAGCATCACAGCCAATGAATGCAGGCGGAGCAGTAGCACCAACTTCACTCACAGGTAATGTTGCAGGACTTAACCTCTATGTTGATCCAACAAACGGCGGCGATGGCGATGGAACAATTCTTATCGTTAACCCAGATGCTTACACATGGTACGAGTCACCTAATTACCGTTTGCGTGCCGAGTCAACAGCCGCAGGTCAGGTAACTATCGGTTACTACGGCTACGGCGCTATCGCAACTAAGGTTGCAGCAGGCGCATTCAAGAACAACAAGGCGTAAGCCACACTTAAGTCGCTGGCTGGGTAGTGCCCTTCTACCCAGCCAGTCTTTAGAAAGGAAATCATGGCACTTACGAGCATCTCTGAACTTCGTTCAGCCTTGGGAATTGGCACCTTATATTCGGACGCCATTTTGACCGAGGTGGTAGATGCTGCTGATAATGTGCTACTTCCTTTTCTATGGAAGAACCAGCAATATATAATTGCTCATGGTAATACTGGCACAGTAGGAACTCTTTACTTTAATGAAAATATCCGCGAGTTCTTTTATGTTGGACAGTCAGTAGTTATCTCAGGCGCAGGAACTAAGTACAACGGCACTAAGACAATTACAGGAGTTGGCACTAATTCGTTTACGATCACTACAACTCACACTAGCGATAATCCACGCCACACAGTTGAGCCTTATGGCATTGCAGCAGCTGAGACTTATACAGATTATTCAACTGTTCCAGCGATCCAAGAAGCATCTTTAATGATCTCGATCGACATCTGGCAAAGCCGACAAGCGCCTTCAAGCGGTGGCGTAACCATCGATGGCTATGCTCCAAGTCCTTATCGCATGGGTAACACTTTGCTTGCTCGCGTTCGCGGCTTGCTTGCACCATACCTAGATCCGCGCTCGATGGTTGGCTAACCATGACAGCAGCAATTTCAACACTTCGCGCAACTATTGCAGCAGCACTAGTCGATAACTCACTCTGGTCTGTATTTTCATTCCCGCCGGCAACACCGATCGTCAACAGCATTGTAATCAGTCCAAGTGATCCTTATGTAACTCCTAACAACAATAGTTACAACACCATTGCGCCACTTGCTAACTTTTCTATAAACATCTTCGTGCCGCTCCTAGACAACGAAGGTAACCTTAATGGAATTGAGGAAATGCTAGTTGCTGTGTTTAATAAACTAGCGGCTTCCTCTATCGTCTATAATGTGGGAGATGTGAGCGCTCCAAGCGTTCTCAATGCCGCATCAGGCGATCTACTGACTTGCTCCCTGCAAGTCTCAGTCCTAACGAGTTGGAGTTAAACCATGAATGAATGGGAAAAAGAACAAGCAGAGTTCCTGATCAAAATTGGTCAGACTCCTGCTCCATCAGCACCAAAACCATCTAATAAGAAAGACGAGGAATAAACCAAATGGCAGTATTTCTAAACAATGGAGTAGTGGTTACTGTTAACTCGGTTGACCTCTCAAACCATGTCACATCAGTAACTCTCAACCGTACTTTCGATGAACTCGAAGTTACAGCAATGGGCGATAGCGGTCATAAGTTCGTAAAGGGCTTAGAAGCATCATCTCTAACTATTGACTTCCTAAATGACACAGCATCAGCAAATGTTCTAGCAACTTTGCAAGCTGCGTGGGGTACATCAGTAACAGTCACACTTAAGCAAACTTCAGCTGCTACATCAGCGACAAACCCACTTTACACGATGACTTGCCTAGTCAACAACACAACCGATATTAACGGTTCAGTTGCAGACCTTGGCACTCAGTCAGTAACTTGGAATGTCAACGGCACAGTAGCAATTACAACAGCGTAATAAACTAATTAAGGGGCAAAAGCATGGCAAAACTAAAGGTAACAAGGGCAGACGGAAGCGTTAACGAGTACCAGATCACTCCGGCGATCGAGTACGCCTTTGAGCAGTATGCAAAAAAGGGCTTCCACAAAGCCTTTAGAGATGATGAAAAGCAGACCGATGTATATTGGCTCTGCTGGGAAGCAATTCGTCGGTCGGGTGAAACCGTAAAACCCTTCGGAGAGTCATTCCTTGAGACATTGACGCGAGTCGAGGTCTTAGACGATGACCCTTTGGAGTAACGCGGGAGTCCTTCACCTATCTCGTAGCGAGACTATCGCTTGAGACAGGACTCTCGCCACAGACTTTAATTGAACTAGATCAGACAATGTTCAGGACTTTACTTCAAGCCCTGAAAGACAGAGCAAAGGAGCAGAGCGATGGCAGTCGAATTAAAAGGCGCGCTTAAACTTCGCAAAGCCCTTAAAGAGTTTGAACCTGATCTAGCCAAGAAAACAACTAAAGAAATGTCGGCTGCACTTAAGCCGATTACTAATCGTGCGCGTGGGTTCTTGCCATCTAATACTGCGATGCTATCTGGCTGGACTTCAGCTAGTTCATCAAGCGAGACAACTAAGTATCGTGAGTTCCCTAAGTACGATCAAGGCGAAGCCAAGCGCGGCGTTAAATACTCAACACGACCATCTAAACCTAATCAACGCGGTTTCGTATCCTTGGCTCGCATTGTCAACACTTCTGCCGGCGGAGCGATCTACGAGACAGCAGGGCGCAAGAACCCTAGCGGTCAACCACTAGGCGGCAGAACACGCGGCTATAGCGGTGGTCGTTTCGGTGTAGGCGATATAACAGATGTTTGGGCTTCTGGTAAAGAGATTAACAAATCGCTCAACCCTAACGCTGGCAAGCAGTTCATCGAAAGAGCGAACGCAACTGGTCAGTTAGTCAATGCTCGACCAAGACAGCAAGGGCAACGCGGTCGCGTGTCTCGTAAGATGACTGGTCGCGTAATCTTTAGAGCCTTCTCTGAGGATCAAGGCAAAGTAACAGCAGCAGTAGTAAAAGCGATCGGCAGTTCTGCCATTGAGTTTAAAGCAAAGACTAAGGTGAACTAATGGCTGATCTAAGAATAGATATTGCTTCGGTATTTTCTGGCAAGAAAGCATTTACAGATGCCGCTAAATCAACACTTAGCCTTAACTCTCAAGTTAAGACACTTGCTAAGTCGTATGTGGGTTTATTTACTGTTCAGCGTTTAGGTCGCGCAGGTTTCAGCGCTGCTAAAGCCTTTGCCCAAGATGATAAAGCGGCTAGAGTATTAACCCAGTCTTTAGATAACTTAGGCTTAGCCTTTACAGATCCTTCAGTTAAGAACTTTATTGCAGATCTTGAGAAGCAATTTGGTATCCTTGATGATCAGTTGAGACCTGCGTTTCAGAGGTTATTAACTACGGTGGGATCAGTTGGCGAAGCCCAGACCTTACTTCGCACAGCGCTTGATCTTTCAGCAGCAAGCGGCGCAGATGTTGTATCGGTTGCCGGTGATCTTTCAAAGGCTTATGTAGGACAGACTCGCGCACTTGCTAAGTACGGTATTGGTTTAACTCAGGCTGAATTAAAGGCTATGTCCTTTGAAGAAGTCCAGACACGCATCAACACACTATTCGGCGGACAGGCAACAGTTGCGGTCGATACCTATGCAGGTGCGCTACAGCGCTTATCCGTTTCGGCTAACAACGCTAAAGAGATTATTGGCGGCGGCTTGCTCGATGCCTTAGCCAACCTTGGCGGCGGCGGCGAGGGTGGACTTAAAAACACTTTAATGCTTATTGAAAAAACTTCAACTGCTTTGGCAACCTTTATTCGTAAGTTCGGACTTGCTTTAGGCGTAAGCGCTCAAGTATTTACAGGAGATATAGCAGGTGCGAATGCCTTAATTGCAGGCGAAAAGAACCGCGGTCGAGACATGTCTGGTATTACCCCAGCGATCAGGGCGGAACTAACTAAGGCGGCAGCCGAGAAGGCAGCAGCTAAGAACCGCACCGCTTTGCTTAAGACAACTCAGGCGCAAACTAAGGCAATTAAAGAGCAAACAGCACTTCAAAAGGCTGGCACTCTATTCGATATCCAGCAGACTCAGATTATCGCTGCACTGAAAGGCGATATCTCAGCTGAGGAACGCAAGCGCCTAGAACTGCAACTGGCTATCTTGACCGGCAACACTAACGAAGCATCTAAACTCGCTGGAGAACTTGCCAAGTCTCAAGGATTATCACAGCAACTAGCAGCCTACCTGGCAAGCCTGCCAGATGCCAAGAACCCATTTACAGCATGGAAGTCTTATCTCGACATGATCGAGAGCCAAGTTGCTCGCATTGCAGCAGGTAATGTTCAAACAGTTCCTACATCTATGGCTTCAGGTTATGGCGTAACTGGTCAACAATACTCCTTGCCTAACGGATCACAACAGACAAGCGCAGCAGGGGTTGACTTCACAGTTAATGTTAACGCTGGCTCAATAATTGCCCAAGAAGGTCTGCAAGATGTTCTACGCGACACTTTGCTCGATGCTTCACTATCTGCCAAGTTCGCTGCGATCTATCGCCAAGGTGGTTCATTCGGGCCATGACACTTCCTGCACAGATATCCGTATCCTTCGACTTTACTAGCGGCGCTACCTTCGGGTACCCCTTTACTATTGGCGATGATAAATACGGAGTTCTTGGCACAGGCACACTTGCTTCAACTACTACTCCAGAGCCTACGGTCGATCTGACTCCTAATGTAAGACAGATCAGTATCAAGCGCGGTCGCAATATCATGCGCGATACTTACGAGGCTGGGTCTGCAACTATTAGAGTTTTAGATCCTAACTCTGACTTTAACCCACAGAATGTGAACTCCCCTCTGTTTGGCTTCTTGACTCCGCTTCGCAAGTTGCGTGTCTCAGCGACAGTAGGCGGCGTGGGCTACTTCTTATTCTCAGGCTATACAACAGACTATAAATACACCTATCCTCAAGGGCAAGAGACAGGCTATGTGGACATAATCTGCGCAGATGCTTTCAGACTTATGCAGCAGGCTGGGATTACAACTGTGGCAGATGCTACAGCTGGGCAAGACACCGGCACTCGAATAGGCAAGATCCTAAATCAAGTCTCATGGCCTACATCTATGCGCACGATCGACACAGGCAATACAACCTGCATAGCCGATCCCGGCACTTCTCGCACAGCGCTCGATGCGCTAAAGAACGCAGAGTTCTCAGAGCAAGGCGCGTTCTATATTGACACAGAGGGAACGGCGATCTATTTAAACCGTACTAATGTGATTAAGAAGTACGGCGAGACTCCGATCGAGTTCAACCAAACCACAGGTATCCCTTACACCAACTTAACCTTCGCCTTCGATGACAAGTTGATTATTAACTCAGCCGGCATGACTCGCGTAGGCGGCACACAGCAGGTCTCAGAGGACTCAGCTTCTATCGCTAAGTACTTCCCTCACCAGTTAAACGAGTCTAATCTCGTAGCCCAGACAGATGCAGACACTCTAAACATAGCCAAGATATATGTCGCAACTCGCAAAGAGACTACGATCCGCATAGATGCTATGA